GATGGTTCTACAGGTTCTATCTCTATGTCTGTTACAGGTGCAAGTGGTGGATCGACTGTTGTTATTACCAGAGGGATAGCTTTAGAAAGAACAACTGACTTCCCTGTATCTGGTGCATTTGCTGTTGGTACATTGAATACTGAGCTTGATAGATTTGTAGCTATACAAGCTGATCTCAATGACACTATTACTCGTTCTATTCGTTTAGCTGATGATGATACAGCCGTTACTATGGAGTTACCAGATAAAGCTGATCGTCTTGGTAAGGTACTTTCTTTTCATTCAACAACGGGTGCTGTTCAGGTACAGACCTATGCTACTCCTGATGCAACAGCAGGTATTGATGGAGTTACAGCAGGAACAGTTGCAGCCAGTAAATTTGTACAGGTTGATTCAAACAAAGACATTGCATCGTTTAGAAATGTTACTCTTACAGGTGAATTAGATGCAGGTAGTTTAGATGTGTCTGGTGATGCAGATATAGATGGCACACTTGAAGCTGACGCAATAACTATTGGTGGTGTTACATTAGCAGAAACGATTGCCGATACGGTTGGTGCTATGGTTAGCTCTAATACTGAATCTGGCATTTCTGTTACATACGATGATAGTGACAACACATTAGATTTTACAGTATCATCTATTACAGCAGTTGGTGCTTTAGATAGTGGTTCTATTACTTCTGGCTTTGGAACAATAGATACAGGCTCTTCTACGATAACCACCACAGGCGATATTTCTGGTGGGACTTTAAATGCTACTGGCGATACAAGTGCAGGTGACAATGCTGCGATAGGTTACACAAGTACAGAAGGTTTGATACTTACTGGACAAGGTAGTAGCTACGACTTGGTGTTAAAAAATGATACTGATGCCATTGTTGCTCATATTAATACAGGTACACAAAAGTTTGATGTTATTGGTTCATTTCAAGTTACAGCAGCAGGTGGAGCAAAAGCTTATCTGACAACAAGTGAAACAACTGTTGTAGCGGATGACAGTCTTGGTGCGCTGGAATGGTATGCTCCCTCAGAAGCATCTGGTACAGACAGTATTGCTAAGTCTGGTGCTATTGAATGTACGGCAGAAAATACGTTTACAGATACAGCTAATCCTACTCAGATGCTTTTCAAACTTGGTGTAAGTGAAGCAGCAACAACTAAGATGACATTATCTTCTGCTGGAAACCTTACGGTCACAGGCGATCTTACAATTACTGGCGATGATCTGTTTATGAACACCAACACTTCTGGTCATATGCTTGTAGCAGATGGCACGAATTACAATCCTGTAGCAATTTCAGGTGATGTTACAATGGCATCTTCTGGTGCTGTCACTATAGCCAGTGATGCTGTTGAAAGTGGTATGTTAAATGACAATGTTATTTCTGGGCAAACAGAATTAGCTAGTGGGATTGCTGATACAGATGAAATTTTAATTAGTGATGCAGGTACAATTAAACGAACCGATATGTCTGTTGTTAAAACTTACGCAGCAGGTTCATCAGCAAGCAAAGGTTTTGCAGTCGCAATGGCTATAGCACTTTAGGAGATAAATATGGCACAGGATTTTGAACGTAACACAGCAAATGCAGTTGGCACAGGTGCAACGACATTACGCACAGCCAATAGTGACGATGCAATAGTCGGTATTACTGTTGCTAACGTACATACTGCACAGATTACAGTAGAGGTATATATCAACGATGGATCAAACGACATCCACATCGTCAAAGATGCGCCTATACCAGTGGGTAGTTCTTTGCAAGTTTTAGATGGTGGAGCAAAGATTGTCATGGTGAGTGGTGATGCTCTTAAAATCAAAAGTAATACAGCATCTTCGGCAGATGTTTGGGTGTCTGTTGTTGATACCATTAGTGAATAGGAGTTAAGTCATGCCATATCTAGGAAATATGAACACAACCTTTACGACTCTGACTTCATCTGATGCAAATATTACAGATGATTTGACGGTAACGGATGACGCTAGTGTTGGTGGAGATTTAACAGTTACAGGTAATTATACTACGACAGGTGGTTCTACTGCTATGACTATTGATGCAAATGGGCATATTACCAAGCCACTACAACCTGCGTTTTTAGCAAAGGTTGCAAGTCAAATTGATAATATGTCTGTTAGTGGTGCGACTAATCCCACAATAGCTTTTGGTACAGAAATTTTTGACCAGAACGCAGATTACAATACCGATGGAACTTTTACTGCACCAGTAGCAGGTCGCTATCAATTATCGTTTTTTGTTAGAATAGAAAATTTAGATACTGCTGTTACTTCTTACACTTTTCAAATTAATACTTCAAATAGAAATTATAATTATTTCTTTGACCCTGACTATGGTGATTCAGACACAGCTTTTTATACTGCTACCCTAAGTATTCTAGCTGATATGGACGCTTCTGACACAGCTATCGTAAAGTATTATCAATCAGGTGGTACAGCACAGACGGACATAGACGCAGACTCATATTTTTCAGGCCATTTAGCCTGTTAAGCCATGCTGAAATAAGCAAAACATAAAGGAGTTTTAAATGGCAAATCACACGAAAACAGTAACACTTACGGATGACCAACAAAAAATACTAGCGAATGACTTGTACACAGACACAGATAATTCTGGCTTAGATACGTGGATTCAAGCAGCCGTAGACGGTAAAATAAATAATTGTTGGAAGCGGATGCAACAGGAGTGGACTACCAAGTTGATGAATGATGACAGCTTCACAGACAGTATACCATCTAACCAATCTGATTTCATTAAGTTAGTTACAGCTAGGTCTGATTACAAAACTCGTAAACAACGAGATGACGCATAAGGAGAGTTAAATGCCATACATCGGTAAATCACCAGAGCTAGGTGTAAGAACTAGATACTACTACACAGTATCTGCAGGTGCTACGTCTGTTAGTGGCAATGATGACAACAGCAAATCGTTGATATTTTCAGATGGCGAGTATGTAGATGTATCACTCAACGGTGTAGCTCTTGTAGCAGGAACAGATTACAATACTACTACTGCTAATACAATCGCAGGACTGTCTGCTATGTCTGCTAACGATGTAGTTGAGGTTGTGGTGTACGATGTTTTCTCTGTGTTCTCTGGTGATATATCAGGTGATTTGGCTGTGGGTGGCTCATTAGCTGTATCAGGTGACTATTCATCTACGACTTCAGGTACATCTAATCTTAGGCTAGGTGTGAATGCAGGTAACTCTATAGAGAGTGGTGGTAATTACAACGTGGTTTTAGGAGATGAAGCAGGTACAGCATTAACCACAGGGGATGACAACGTAATTATAGGATATGCGGCAGGGGATGCAATGACTACGGCTGACAGAACGGTTGTAATAGGAACTGGAGCAGGTACAGCAATCGTTGACGGAGTTAGAAATGTCGTCATAGGGCATGATTCAGGAGCAGCATTAAGTTCTGGTAATGACAATGTTTTTGTGGGTGAGAACTCAGGAGGTACTTCATCAACTTCTATTGATAATGTAGCTATAGGAAAAAATGCACTTTATACTAATGCTGTTGGAGATGGTTCAGTAGCCGTAGGAAAAAATGCGTTATACTCTTCAGCTGCTTCTGATGGTCAAACTTATAACGTAGCCATTGGTTATAACTGCCTTGAAGCCTTAACTACAGGTGTACAAAATACTTATATTGGAGCTTTAGCAGGAGATGTTAATGACACAGGCAGTAAGTCCACTGCTGTAGGTTTTGCAGCATTAAGTGCTGAAAACCCTGCCAGTTCTGTTGATATGTATAATACTGCTATGGGTCATGGTGCAGGTGGAGCAGTCTTAACAGGGGTGCAAAATACCCTTCTTGGAGCAGGTGCAGGAGATGCAATAACTACAGGAGGTCAGAATGTATGCGTTGGGTATAATACCGAAATAAGTGCTGTAGGTGGAACAAATCAGATTGTCATGGGGGAATCTGTAACAGGCAATGCCAACGCATCATTTTGTTTTGGTCAAGGTTCTACAGATAGTGCTATATCATTTGGTGCAACAAGTATAACTGCACCGTCAGATGAACGATACAAAGAAGAAATAACTACATCGACAGCAGGTTTGTCTTTTATAAACGATTTACGACCTGTTACTTTCAAATGGAAAAAAGAAAAAGATTTACCTGAAGACCACAGAGCCTATGTGAAAGACTCTGAAACTAGAACAATGAACGATAAAACCAATCATGGGTTTGTTGCTCAGGAAGTTAAGACTGTCATAGATAACCATTCAGAAATAAAAGATGGTTTTGATATGTGGATAGAAGACGAAACGGATGGCAGACAAAGGCTTGGTCCGTCTTCTTTGATACCAATGCTAGTGAAAGCAATACAAGAATTATCTGCTAAAAATACAGCTTTAGAAGCTAGAGTTAAAACTTTGGAGGACGCATAACATGAGCAAAGCTAGACAACTCGCAGACAACGCTGCTGCTGAACCGAACAAAAACATGGTGATTAACGGTGCAATGCAAGTCAATCAAAGAGGAGATGTTACAGGTAAAACATCATCAACTTATGGTGGTCCTGACAGGTTTGCTTTAGGTATTACATCACATGGTACTTACTCTATATCACAATCTACTACTGTTCCTACAGGCTATGGGTTTCCTAATTCTTATAAATTAGATTGCACAACGGCTGATACTTCTATAGCAGCAAGTGCTGAAGTGACTATTCAATATAAAATGGAAGGTCAAGACTTACAACGATTAAAAAAAGGAACATCAAGTGCGGAAGCCGTAACAATTTCTTTTTGGTGTAAAAGTAATTTAACGGGAACATATACTCTTGAAATTTATGACAGCGATAACACTCGTCACTTTCCTCAAAACTATACAATATCATCGGCTGATACTTGGGAACATAAAGTTCTAACTTTTGCAGGTGATACTACGGGAGCTTTTACTAATGACAATAATCATTCTGCTGTTTTAGTTTGGTGGTTAGCAGCAGGTTCAAATTACACAGGGGGAACGCAATCAACGGCATGGGCTTCTGCAAGTTCTGCTAATACTAGAGTAAGCAGCAGTATAGTAAATATGTCGAGCAGTACAAGCAATGAGTTTCTTCTAACAGGCGTACAAATGGAAATTGGCTCATATAATACACCCTTTGAGTTTGAATCTTACGCAACAACACTTAGAAAATGTTACAGATACTGTCAAAGAATACCACCTACGACAGAAACTAGCGGTAGTGGTTATAATGTTATTGGTAATGGATATAATAACACAACAACAGGAGCATTAGCTATTACAGACCACTATGAAACATTTAGAGCAGACCCTACATTAACTAATTCTGGAAGTTTTAGAATACATCATGTTAATGCTGCTATTGCGTGTAGTTCAGCAACAACATTAGATGATAATACTTCTAGTAAACATTGTTCTTTGTTGGTTGGAACAGTATCAAGCGGATTAACAGCAGGACAAGGTTCATCTTTAGAACAAAACAACGATACTGACGCTCATATAATTTTAGATGCGGAGTTATAATAATGGATATTAAAGAAGCAAAATATTATAAGGCTCAAGGTGCAGTAGCAGGTATTAAACTTACATTAGCTGATGACTCTGTGCATTTTGTTCCTAGAAGAGTAGGCAATCGCCATTACGCTGAAATTAAAAAACAAGTAGACGCAGGTACACTAACTATAGCAGATGCTGATTAGCGGGTAATGTATGGTAGACCCAATCTCAGGCGCACTCTTAGCTTTCACAGCTATAAAAAAAGGTATTGCGATTGGCAAGGATTTGTCCTCGATGGGCAAAGATTTGAACAATCTTTTTTCTTTTATTGATGGTGCTAAAGCTGCACACAAAAATCCTTCTAATAAATCTGATCCTTTATCTAGCTACATTGCCTATGAGAAAGCAATGGATTATGAACGGCAACTAAGAGATATTATTATTAATGCCAGAGGTATGAAAGGCTACGCCAAGTTTGAACAATTTAGAAGAGAGGCAAAGAAGGCTGAGAGAGAAGGTCGTTATGCTGTTACTCGTAGAAACAATCAAATAAAACAAATTGCAGGTCTTGTTGTAGCAATAATTATTACTGGTTGTGGTGCTTATGGAATGGTTTGGCTTGCTATGCAATATAAATGATACCGAATAAAGTTATATTTTTTTTTACAATATCTATGTTATTACTTGCTTACTTTGATTCAATTACAAACAAACCTTACTGGATGATGATAAAATGACACCTGAACATTTAGATAAATGGCGGATTATACCTAGACTTATTATGTTATCTCTGATTGTAATGACGTATAGAGTTATCGAATGGTTTATTTCTTTGCCTGATCCATCACTTGAGCAAGCAGCCCTACCCTCAGTTATGACAGGCGCATTGACAGGAGCATTTGCTGTATTTCTAGGAAGCGGAAAGAAAGAATGAGTTTAATAAATAATTTAATTGGTCCTGTTACTGGTATTCTTGACAAGGTAATTGAGGACAAAGATCAGAAAGCCAAGCTTGCACATGAGTTGGCAACGATGGCTGATAAGTTATCCCATGAACAACAACTTGCACAGATTGAGGTTAATAAGGCAGAGGCAGCTTCAGGAAGCTTGTTTAAAGGTGGCTGGCGTCCTTGCGTTGGTTGGGTCTGCGCTATTGCTTTCTTCTATCATTTTGTTGGTCAGCCTGTTATTATTTTTATTGTAACATTATTTGGTATGGAGCTTCCTTCTTTGCCTGAGTTTGATATGTCAACACTTCTTACTGTTCTTGGAGGTATGCTTGGGATTGGTGGCTTAAGAAGCTATGAGAAGCAGAAAGGATTAACGAAATGAATATTGATAAGCTAAGAAATCAGTTGGAGATTGATGAGGGTGTGAAGTATGAGGTCTATCTTGATCACCTCGGTAAGAAAACTTTTGGAATTGGGCATCTCACAATTTCAGGTGATCCTGAAAATGATATGGAAGTTGGTACACCTGTATCTGAGAAAAGGGTACAGGAAGTTTTTGATAAAGATGTTCAGTCTGTTATTGATGATTGTAAAAGATTGCACAATGATTTTAATTCTTTACCTGAAGAGTGCAAGCAAATCGTGGGGAACATGATGTTTAATATGGGCTTGCCAAAGATGAAAGCTTTTAAAAAGATGAACAAAGCTATTGAGGATAGAGATTGGAATGAAGCTGCAAATCAAATGATTGACAGCAAATGGTATCGTACCGTTCCTAACAGGGCAGATCGTCTTGTTCAGAGGATGCGTATGGTTAGCTAAGATTCTCCTCCCACCTCTTAGCTAAACTCACCCCCGACTTGAGCTTCTTGGTTGGCTCGTCGGGGGTTTTTTATTCTCCAAAAAAAAAGAACGAGGGTTGCCACAACAACACAACCCTCGCTCAGTTGAGGCAGTTGAGATTAGTTTGGAGAACACTTCTCTGCCTCTCCTAGAACGGAACTTCATC